ACCACGACGGGATTACAGGAGCAGAGATCAAAGCATTTAAGAGCCTGCAGGAGAATAACAGAGACATTCCTGGACAATTCACGATTGAACAGGCGACAGGGCAGCAGCGACCGCCAGAGAACGACACACCGGTACAGCCAGAGCTGCAGATAGAAAGATTATTTGAAGCCTTAAACAAAGGAGAGAGAGAAAGAGTCCTCAAATGCGACACAAGAATGGCTGCATACTTAATCAGCATCCGGTACCGGGATGTCAGGATCAGAAACGGACATTTCAATTATCAGGCCAGCAAAGAGGGGATAACATTCAATCCTGACAGTATAATGCAGAGCAGCCTGACATGGAATGAATTGTCTGAGGAACTGGTGAAAAGATTCGGAAAGAAACAGAAGCCGGTCCGCATAGTATCCGTAGACGCTCCGGAGAAGCCACAGAGCACACTTACAGAGTCGGAGGCAGTCAAAGCGTTTTGTGAAGCTTACCCAGAGAAATTAAAAACAATCATGAGGATATGCCGAAGATGCGAAAATAATGGAGAAGCTGCTAAAGCCGTACAACTGGAATTTGCACCAGGTGGATTTAGTGCGGTAGGCGGGGGCAAAGTAAATTATAGCTTTATGTCATTCTCTGCAGGACTTGAAATTGAAGTGAACAATGAAAAAGTATCCATGAAATACGGACGATTGATCGTAGAAGCAAAGAACCTCTATGATCCATTATCCCCGGAATTTGATGCGGAGCCAAAGAAACCCAAAACAAAAGAGGATGAAGGACCGGCAAAATGTATCACAGGTCAATCCGGATCTGGATTGTGTGGAGCAGCTGCTTATTGTGACGAAAAATATACCTGTTGTTCTCAGTGCCCGGATGATTGCAACAGTCGTTGTGAGTGGATTCCGGAAAAGAGCTGCCAGTCGGCAGCAGAAACACCGGACGAAAAGCAGCAGGAAGACCATTCCGGTGACCTTACCGAGATGGTAAAACATCTGAGAAATACAGATAAAATTCCCGATGCGTGGCCGGAAGATTTAAAAGACATCCCGATACCTACAGACGTAGAAATTATCGGATATTTGTACGATGAAGAAAGAAAACTTAAAGAGTTCCTTGAGATCGAAGAAAAAGAGCCAGGATTGCCATATATGACAATCCTGAAACAGCAGCTGATTGTTGGAGGATTGAGAATCATTAAAAATCTTGTAGAAGATTGCCGGGAAGAACCGGAAGAATCAGAACAGTCACCTCTTCCGATCATGAGGAACAACGATCAGCGCAAGGAGTGGCTGAGAAACTACAAAGCCTGGGGACTCTGGTACACCGATAATCACACCGACGTGAAATATTATAAATATGATTTCAATAATGGAGCGCGACTGATAGTAGAAGAATACACGCCGGATTTAGGGAATAAAAAAAGCTGGTGGGTATCTGCTACAACGGAATCATATTACATGCACTTAGTAGGAGGACCTGAACCAGATCGGGATGGTGGCGTGCCGAAATGGACGTATCATACACGGTATAATAAATTCCCTAATTCAGAGACTGAATTGGTTGAGTTCCTAAAAGAACTGCAGAAATAACAGGAGGATTAGAAATTGCAGGAAAAACCGTTTTATGTTCATGTTGAATTGCACAAAGAAATTGTAAAGAACGCATGGATCATAAGTCATGAGGGAAGAAAAATTCTTGTGATCGAATTTCAAGACACAGTTACAGAGGATGAAAGCATTGCGTATGTATTCGCCCTGGCTAAAAGCCTGGTATCAGAAAAGAACACAAAAGAATTAAGCCCGGAAGTAATGCGGATGGTAAGAGGAACTTACGTCCGCATTCTGGACGCAGAAATGCAGGAACTTATTGACAATGGAATTGAAATGGAGAGATATGACTAGAGAAATTATATTTAAAGGGAAAAAGGTAGATAACGGTGAATGGATAGAAGGATGCCTGTTTGACAATGGAATGTCGGCGGAAAAGCGTATGTTCATAGGGAAACTGGTAATATCACCATACGAAGGTACTGCATGTGACAAGTGGAGCATTGAAGGAATTGATTTTGATGAAGTTGACCCAGATACAATATGCGAGTATACAGGCTTGACAGATAAGAATGGAAATAGAATCTGGGAGAATGATATTTGTGATCGAAAAGAACCATATCCAGAAATTGTAAAAATGTACAGTGGAGATTGGACATTAGATTATAGTTATGTGTTTGGTAAGGAATTTGGAAGTAGCTATTGTAATCTTGGATTTTATGTCAATGAAAGAAACTGTGTTGAAGTCAAAGGAAATATTTTCGACAATCCAGAATTAGTAAAGGAGGGATAACATGAGTGAACTAAAGCCATGTCCGTTTTGCGGAGGAAAAGCAAAAATAAAAGCGTCCGTTACGACACTTGGAGCAAAAGCGCGTTGTGATAAATGCAACGTTGAAATGCGAAAAAACTATAAAGGTAACAAAAGAATTGAAAACATTCTGATGGAACTGATTGCAGAAGATTGGAATAGAAGGGTAAATAATGAATAAAAGACAGAAAAAGAAGCTCTACAAGAAAAAAACAGGGAAGAATCCGCCTAAGCAGTTGCATTACTCCAGAAAGGAATATCACAAAGCCATTAGCAAGCCATGGGGCGGTGAGAAACATCCAGAAAACTATTCCTGGAACAGCGAAGAATTAAAGCAGGCAGTAGAAAAAATATCAAAGATATTTGCAGAAGCCAGAGAAAAAGGACAGAAAGTATTCGAAAGCCTTAGAAACTTGTTCGCAAATGCCGGAATAAGCCTGTCAGAAGTTCCAGAACCGGGAAGCTATACAGAAAACACAGAGAATATGGTTCACACAGCGGAAAAACTGGCGCAACGAAGGAAAGCAGGAAGGAGCAGATGGAAATGAACCATTCGGCAGCAGAAGCGCAGGAAAACAGAGAGAAAATATTGAAGTACATTGCAGGGTACATAAAAGCACACTGTTATCCACCTGCAATATATGAAATTGCAAAAGAAACCGGACTGTCAAAACAGACAGTCCACAGACATATGACAATGCTGATAGAGGATCATATTCTTGAGACAGATTCCGACATGGTAGATTCAAGAGCATATCGCATTAAAGGGACAAGAGTAGTAAAGATAAAGGAGAAGAAATGAACAAAGTAATTTTGATGGGACGATTAACCAGAGATCCCGACGTAAGATATTCAGCAGGAGAGAATCCGCTGGCGATAGCCAGATACACGCTTGCAGTAGACAGAAGATTCCACAAAGACGGAGAAGCAACAGCGGATTTTATCAGTTGTGTATCTTTTGGACGTGCAGCAGAGTTTGCAGAGAAATATTTCAGACAGGGATTGAAGATCACAATTTCTGGACGTATCCAGACTGGAAGCTACACGAACAGAGATGGACAGAAGGTATATACAACAGAGATTGTAGTAGAGGAACAGGAATTTGCTGAAAGTAAATCACCTGGAGACAACGGAGCGGCTTACGATCCGCCAAAACAGACACCACCGCCAGCTCCTGCGGATGGCGCAGATGGATTTATGAACATTCCGGATGGAATAGAGGAAGAACTGCCGTTTAGCTGAGAAAGGAGCAATAATGGACGCTATTGAAGTAAAAAGTGATCGTTAATCAGAGAAGACAGACACGCTGGTTGAAAGATTATCACGAAAGTTACAGGAAAAAGCTGGAGGAGAGAAAGAATGCAGTCGTTTCCGAAACAGAAAAAGAAAAAAGGAGTAAAAGAAAGAACGGAAGAACGAGTATCATGCACAGCAAAGAAAGCGGCACTTGCTATCTTTGTATGAAACTGCATAACAATTACAGACGATACCAGGCACTCCAGGAACACCACATATTTGGAGGGTGTCCGAATCGGACACATTCAGGACATTACGGGTTAAAGGTGTATCTCTGCAATATACATCATCTTGCAGGAACAGGACCGGAAGCTGTACACGCAAATAAGAAGATCATGGCCATGCTGCATGAAGATGGACAGAGAGCTTTTGAGGAAAACTGGGGAAGCAGAACAGAGTTTATGAAGATCTTCGGAAAAAATTTTATAATGGAGGATTAAAGCCATGATGGACATAGGAGACGTAAAGAAAGTTATTGATAACGTAGCACAGAAGCCATTCCTTTGCAGCGACACTAAGATTGAGACACAGAACGAATACATAATCACAACAAAAGCACATTATGAGGAACTTCTGATTGCGAAAGGAAAAGAAACCCCTTGCAGAGTTTCGCAGAGAGAGGATGGCCTCTGGGAGTGTCCGGTATGCGGAGCAACAGATCAGAATGGACATAATTACTGCAATCAGTGCGGACAGAGACTGGGATGGGAAGACCAGGTATAAAAGCAGAGAAATAAAGGAGAGTAGAAATGCCAAACGTGAGACCGCTGAACAGAAAGAAATATAACATATCAAAAAGAGCTTTTCAGACCGCATACAACTATTGCTTGCAGTATACAGAGTGGAAAGAGGAGCTGGCCGTAAAGAGAGACACAAGAGCCGGACAGAATCTGACTGGACAGCCGGGATCACATAACTGTTCTGACTCAACTGCTGACGCAGCCATGGAAGCGGCCGAGATCACACACAAGATAAAGAAGATTGAAGACGCAGCCATGGAAGCAGTCGGAAAAGAAAAAGAGCTATATCCATATCTGCTGTATTACGTGACAACAGAATACTGCACATTTCAGACCATGAAAGCCAGAGGCATTCCATGCGAGAGATCATACTTCTATGAAATGCGTAGGAGGTTTTACAGTATCATAGCAAGGAGGATTAAATGATAGAATGCGATAAATGCAAAGCCCAGATGGAGCAGACCGTAAAGGAAGAACATATACCAGAGACAGAACTGGACATCCAATACATTCAGTGCAAACAGTGCGGAAAAAAGTATATTGTACTGTTAAAGGATAACAAGACGAAAGGAATGCTGATACGGATCAGGAACATGCAGGCAAGGTACAGACGTATGTTCGGTAAAAAGAACATTGCGGAAGTAGAAACGTACAGAAAGAGTATGGAGAACTTCCAGAAAGCAATACAGAAGTACCAGGCACAGTTGAGAAACAATAACAAAGACAAGATAAAGGAGTATCTGTAATACGGTACTCGAAGGACAAAATAAGTGATATATTGATAACGTGGTATTCAGGAAAGCCACGAATAATCGTTCCCCGCGAGAGAGGGCTTGCTATATGCAGGCCCTCTTTTGAGTTAGGAGGAATATGACGCAACAGGAAACAGAGTTCGTGCGCTGGTGCGTAGCGAACGATATACACAGGTTCTATGTGTGGACCAGGTGGAAGCAGGTCAGGCAGCAGGTGTTGAAGATGGATCACAATGAATGCCAGAGATGCAGAGAGCATCACAGATACACAGCAGCCACGACAGTACACCATGTAAACTACGTGAAAAGACATCCAGAGATGGCTCTGGACATATGGTACGAGTGGCATGGAGTGAAGAAAAGAAACCTTATAAGCCTTTGCCATGAGTGCCATGAAGCAGTGCATGGTTACAGAAAACCACAGAAGCAGGAACCACTGACAGAGGAACGCTGGGACTGATCCCCCCGGTCGAAAAAATTGCGTTTTTTGGCGGCCGGTCGGAGACCGGTGGGTGGCCTGACAAATCTGCGAAAGGTCGCACATGATGAAAAAATAAAAAATAGGGGTGAAAAATGGCCGAAAAAAAGACGGATATACTAGAAAGCTTAAAAGAGCAGCTGAGAAAAAAACAGGCAGATATTTCCGTCTTCAAAGACCTTTTGGACGACTATATGACCCTCTATGATGTCAAAAAGAAGCTAAAAACAGATATAAAAAAGCGCGGAGTGACCTTTGAGACCACATCCGCAAGCGGGAAAGCAACGATTGTAAAACAGAACCAGTCGGTCAAAGATCTGGTTGCTGTCAACAAACAGATGCTGATGATTCTGGACAAGCTGGAGTTGACAACGAAAGAAACAATAAAGGGGGATGATGATGACGAATTGTGATCCACGCATAGAGGAGTTCATGGAGGCCGTAGAGTCTGAGAAAATCAGAGCTTCCAGGGAAGTCAAAGCACTGGTATCACACGTCAGAAGTTGTTTCAAAAACGAAGACATATACACAGACAGCGAACAGCTGACGAAATATATCGGGATTGCAAAATATTTCCCGTTTGAAAAGCTATTTCCCTGGCAGGTCTTTGTCGTGGGACTGCACGATTGCACATACTGGAGGGTATCAAAGACTCCGCGCTGGCCGGATCTTTTCTGTATGCTCGGAAGGGGCGCGGGGAAGGACGGAACAATAGCGTGGGAATCTGCCTGCCTGGTAAGTCCGTATAACGGAATCAGGGCGTATGACGTAGATATTTGTGCAAATAACGAAGATCAGGCACTAAGACCCGTCAAAGACGTGGTGGAAGCTCTTGAAACGCCTGAACATACGAAAAAATTAAAAAAATTCTATTACTGGACATCTGAGAAGGTAGTAGGAACAGAAACGAAATCAACGATTCTGGGACGTACAAACAACCCATCCGGAAAAGACGGAATGCGCTCCGGTATGGTGGTGTTCAATGAGATACATCAATATCAGGACTACAAGAACATTGAAGTGTTCACAACCGGACTTGGAAAGAAACCACATCCGCGCCGGTCCTACTACACCACCCAGGGAGATATAAGAGAAGGACCACTTGACGATATGCTTGGGACAGCGACGGATATTCTTTTTGATGATCTTCCGGACAATGGTATGCTGCCATTTATCTGCAGACTGGACAACAAAGAAGAAGTATACGACGAAAAGAACTGGGAAAAAGCAAATCCGTCCTTGCCATATCTCCCGACGTTAATGGGAGAAATGCGAAAAGAGTACAATGACTGGTTAGCGCATCCTGAACGTCTCACTGCATTTATGACAAAGAGAATGAATATCCCAAGCGGATCCGCAGACATAAAAGTGTGTTCGTATGAGAAAATAAAGCTCACGAACAGAGAAATACCGGATCTGTCAGGGTGGACATGCACCTGCGGGATTGACTTCTCGAAGATTACGGACCTTGTTTCCGTAAATCTGCATTTCAGAGATGAAAATATCCGGTATGACATCAATCATTCATGGTTGTGCAGCCAGTCAAAAGATATTCCAAGGATAAAAGCTCCTCTGGAAGAATGGAGACGGAGAGGACTGCTGACAATGGTGGATGATGTGGAGATACATCCGGAGATCATCACTGATTATATTCAAGCAGCAATGATGAAATATTGCATAAAAGGAATTGCGATTGACGATTTCCGCTATGCTCTGCTGGCAGCAGCACTCCGGGAAATTGGATTCGACGCAAAAGTATATAAAAATTTAAAGCTTGTACGTCCCTCAGACATAATGAGAGTTGCGACAGTGATAGACAGCTGTTTCGCAAATGACAATTTTATCTGGGGAGACAATCCAGTGCTCCGCTGGGGGACGAACAATACAAAAATGATCCCATACGGGAGAAAACCGGGAAAGAAAGATGATGCAGACATAGGAAACTATGTTTACGGGAAAATTGAAGCGAAAAGCAGAAAAACTGACCCGTTTATGGCACTTGTCGCGTCAATGACAATAGAGGACATGATCCCATACGCACAAACGGCAGCAGTGCCTGATATTGGAGTAATGACTTACTGAAAGGGGGTGAGAAAGGTTGGGATTTTCATTCAGGAATCTGATACGGGGGAAGCCAGAACCAGAGCAGTCAGAACCAGAGCAGTCAGTTGAAAATGTGTCTCGAATTGAGATTGCAGACAATCCGATTGAGAGCATAATGACAGAAATTTATCTGAGGGAATTGGCTTTTCAGAGAGCAATTCAGATTCTTGCAAAAATGTTAGGAAAATGCGAGATTCGTACATTCCTGAATGGTGACGAAATATTCCGGGATGAATATTATACCTGGAACTACGAACCAAACAGAAACCAGAATAAACAGCAGTTTTTTGATAAGTTAATCGAAAAGATGTTCAGAAACGGAGAGGCGTTGGTTGTTGCTGGAATAGATGGACAGCTCTATGTAGCAGATTCATTTTGCACAACCAGAAGCGCACTGTACGGGAACACATACAGCCAGGTACAGATTGATGATTACACTTTTCAGAGGTCGTTTAGATCCACAGATGTTCTGTATCTAAAACCGAACTGGAAAAATGTAAATACGATACTACAGGGGCTATATGGTTCCTATGCGAAGCTGATCCAGTACGGAGCAAAGACCTTTATGCAGTCACATGGCTCAAAAGGAACTCTGGACATATCAGCCGTAGCCCAGAACAGCAAAAACTTTGATGATACTCTCAAAAAGTTGCTGAATGATTATTTTAAGACATTCTTTGAAAGCGAAAATGCAGTTCTGCCCTTATTCGAAGGATATACTTTCACAGAAACGAACAGGTCAAAGAACTACAATGAAACAACAACAAGAGACATAAAAGCACTATATGATGATGTATTCGACTTTACAGCGAGGGCAATAGGAATCCCTCCGTCAATCCTGAAAGGGGACGTGCAGGACAACAGCAAGGCAATAGACGAACTGCTGACTGTTGCACTGGATCCATTAGCCGGATCCTTAGAGAGCGAAATCAACCGTAAAAAATACGGGAAAGCCGTATTGAAGGGCAGCCGCTGCATGGTAGACACGTCACACGTTAAGCATGTTGACATATTCAGCAATGCGACGCAGATTGACAAGCTGGTACAGTCTGGAACGCATACGATTAACATGATTTTGCGTGCAATGGGACAGCCGCAGATCAATGAAGAATGGGCGAACCAGCATTTTATCACAAAGAATTACAGCACAGTACAGGATTTATTGAACAGCCTGGAAGGAGGTGGAGAAAATGGCGGGAATGGAAAAAACACAGAATAAAACAAATTACTGTTTTAAGCAGGCAGCAGATCCGACGGTACATTTGCTATACATCTATGATGATGTATCGGCGTATGGAGAATTTGACTGGAAAACATGGTCATATACCGAAAGCGAGACTTCTGCAAAGTATTTCCGCGATCAGCTTGCGGCAATCCCGGAAGACCATACGATTGAATTACATATCAATTCAAATGGCGGATCTGTAAAAGAGGGAGTAACTATCTACAACCTTTTGAAGCAGTCCGGAAGCCATGTAAAAGGAATCGTTGATGGAGTGGCGTATTCCGTAGCTTTTGTGATTTTACAGGCATGTGACGAAAGAATCATGGGCGTAGGAACAACAGCACTGATCCACGAACCATGGGTAACTGCATCCGGAAATGCAAGAGAGCTGAGAAAGACAGCGGATGATCTTGACGTACTTACGGCAAGCAATCGGAAAATCTTCCTTGAGCGTTCAAATCTGGAAGAACAGCAGCTTGCAGACATGATGGAGGCAGAAACCTTCCTGACTCCGGATGATTGTCTGGAATATGGTCTGATCGACAAGGTAGAGGATTACGGACACGCGCCAGAGGGAGACACGACAAAAGAAGGAATGCAGAAACGTCTCCAGGAAGTTATGCAGCATATGAAAGATACGAAGTCTTTCAGAGAACAGCTGGAGCTTATGCAGAAAGGACAGAAACCCGAACCGGGAAAGAAACCGGAAGAACCAGAGAAACACACACTGCAGGGATTTCTGCAGGGATTCAAAAAAGGAGAGTAAAATGAAAAATAAAGATTTTGCCGCATTAAAGAGAACGGAAATCCTCAACAGAATGAACGCAGCTGTTGCAGAGAATGATTCAGAAGCATTTTCAAAAGCATATCTGGAATTATGCCAGGATATTGAGGAGAACGTGCTTGAACAGGCGAAAGAGCTTGTAAATCAGAGTGATATGAATGTACTTGCGCAGAGAGGTGTGCGTCAGCTCACAAGCGCAGAAAGAGAGTATTACGAAAAAGTAATTGACGCAATGAAATCTTCGGATCCAAAGCAGGCCCTCAACAATATTGAGACTGTTTTCCCGGAGACAATCATTGATTCTGTATTTGAAGAACTGACAACAAATCATCCGCTGCTGTCAAAATTAAATGCGACAACTGTAACTGGTCTCACAAGAATGATGTTGAACACAAACGGAGAGCAGAAAGCAGCATGGGGCAAACTCAGCAGTAAGATCATTGAAGAACTGACATCTGGATTCAAAGAAGTAGACGTAACTCAGGATAAACTGAGCGCATTCCTGCCAGTTTCAAAAGCTATGCTTGACTTAGGCCCTGCATGGTTAGATAACTATGTGCGACAGGTGCTCACAGAAGCTCTTGCGAATGGACTTGAGTACGGAATCGTAAATGGTACCGGAAAAGACATGCCAATCGGAATGGCGCGCCAGGTAGGAGACGGAGTGAACGTTGTGTCTGGAGAATATCCGGAAAAAGAGACTATCAAAATGACAGCTCTTGATATGATCCAGCTTGGAAATGTAACATCTATCATGGCAAGAAACAGCAAAGGCCAGGCAAGAACAGTAGATAACCTGATTATGATCGTAAATCCGGTAGATTACTGGAAAAGAATCCTTCCGGCAACACGCGCAATGTCTCCGGACGGCGTATATGTTTCAACACTTCCGATTCCTCTGGAAATCATCCAGTCGGCAGCAGTTACAGAAGGAACTGCAGTATACGGAATGGCCGGAAAGTACTTCCTTGGCGTAGGAATGTCCAAAAACGGAAAGATTGAGTATTCAGATGAATACAGATTCCTGGAAGATGAAAGAGTATACCTTATCAAGTTATACGCTCACGGATTCGCACTGGACAACAATGCTTTTGTCGTTCTGGATATTACAGATCTGCATCCGGTTCGCTTTGAGGTCGTAAGCAAACAGGAGGAGCACGTAGATAATGCACTGCTGTCTGATCTGAGAATCGGAGGATTAACTCTCTCACCGAAATTTGATAGCGACACAGACGCATACACAGCAAAAACAACAACTGCAACAAATACAATCACAGCGTTTCCGAAATCAGGAACAGCAGCGATTGAAATTACTGCGGGATCCAGCAAAGTAACAAACGGTGGAAAGATCACATGGACCGCCGGAGCAAATACTGTAACTGTTAAAGTCACAGACGGAGAGCAGACAAAGACTTATACCGTAACTGTAACCAAGGAGTGATAAAATGAGTGCTATGTCAGAAAATGATTTATCAAAACTTCTGAAGGATGTCAGAAACTATCTGGACATCACCTGGGACGATCCAAAAGGAGACGAAAAACTCCTTGGAATGATAAAAAGGGGCATGGCATCATTGGCCGGAAAAATAGGGGAGTGCGATTTCCTGGGGGATACCCAGGAAAGAACACTCATTTTTCAGCTTGTAATGTATGAGTATTCCGGAGAACTGCAGCAGTTTTGGGAAAACTACAAAAGCGAGATCGTTGGACTGCAGATAGCAAAGAAGGTGGAAGAATATGCCAAGAGCCAGGCGTAAACAGTTTGAAACGTTTACAGACGGAATGCTGAGCATCTGCAAAACAGAAGGAAGGACGATTGTAGACACCAAGCTCAAAGACATTCGCTTCGGAAATCGCACAATTGGAGAGAGACGCTATTTTGATGCACAGACAGCAGGAAACAAGATAACAAAACTATTGAGCATTCCGGCAGCAACATTGAATGCGGACGACATAGAATCTCTTGACATTGTAATTCTGAATACTCAAAAAAAATCAAATGACCCAGCTCAATACAAAATAGTGCAGATTCAGGAGAAATTTGACGCTACACCGCCTGTAATATATCTGTCACTGGAAAAGATCGTACAGTTGTATAAAGACAGGAGGGGCGACAATGGCGGATAGTATCAGAATTGATGATCTGGCAGCAGAAATAAATCGACTTGTTGAAGACTATGGAAAACAATGCGCTGAGACAACGAAGGAATGCGTAAATAATGTTGCAAAAAAGACAGTATCAAAGCTGAAACAGACATCCCCGGTAAATACCGGAAAGTATAAAAAAGGATGGAAGAAAACTGTTGTGAAAGAAAATTCTACAAGTTTAGTTATTGCGATCCACGATACAAAATACTCCCTGGTGCATTTGCTTGAAAAAGGACATCAGAAAAGAGGAGGCGGAAGGGTAGCCGCAATCAAACATGTAGAACCCGCAGAACAGGCAGCAATAGCAGAGCTGGAAAAGGAGATCATGTCAAGGCTATGATGTCAGCTGAAAATATCAAAGAAATGTTAAATGAAATCGGCTTGCCGTATGAATACGATCATTTTTCGACTCATAACTGGATAGAGCCGCCTTTTATTGTATGGAGAATCCCGGGAAGCGATAATTTTCACGCAGACGGGATTACATATGCAAAGATTGACGTTCTGAATATCGAATTGTATTCAGATGAAAAGGACTGGAACAATGAAAAGAAGATAGAGGACATCCTGGATAAGTATGGAATCACATACGACAAAACAGGAGAATATCTTGACTCAGAAAAAATGTACGAAGTTTTATACGAAATGGAGGTATAAAGATGGGTAAAAAAGATAACAAAGTTAAGTACAATCTTAAAAACGCACATTACGCATTACAGAACGAAGGAGAAGATGGAACAATTACTTTTGAAGTCCCGAAAGCGATTCCGGGATCTGTATCCATATCACTTGACGCAAATGGAGATATTTCACCGTTCTATGCAGACGGAATCCAGTATTATGTGTCAGCTGCAAACAACGGATATGAAGGAGATGCAGAATTTGCGTTAATCCCGGATTCTTTCAGACAGGATGTCCTGAAAGAAAAGAAGGACGAAAAAGGCGTACTGCATGAAATCAGTGATTCTACGGATACACAGAAATTTGCATTTCTGTTTGAATTTGACGGAGATCAGAAAGGAATCAGACGAGTTCTCTACAATTGCACAGCTACCAGACCGTCAATCGAATCCCAGACAAAAGAAGATAGTATTGAACCTGGTACAGAAACAATTACGATCAGCAATGCTCCGCTTCCAAACGGACGTGTAAAAGCTCAGACCACAGTAGATACAGACGACACTGTATACAGCGGATGGTATAAGACAGTGTATTATCCGGAAACAGTCACCGAAGCAGCACAGGCTGTTAACGCAGATTAAAAAGTTGTGGGAGAATAAAAATGCTGACAAAAACAATTAAAATTGATGATAAAGAGGTGCTTTTTGCCGCTTCTGCTGCAATTCCAAGGATCTACCGGATTCAGTTCCGGAGAGATATTTTTCAGGACATGGCAAAAATTGAAAAGTCCGTAAAAAAATCACAGGATAAGCAGACTGAAACAAAGGTGTCCGAGTCGGACATCCCTATTGAGGATTTGGAGATGTTCGAAAATGTAGCGTTCGTAATGGCAAAACACGCAGCACAGAAAAAGGGACAGGATTTCCCAGAAGATGTATACGACTGGTTAGATCAGTTTGATACATTTTCAATTTATACAATTTTCCCGGAGATTGTAAAACTCTGGAACCTGAACCAGCAGACACAGGAAGAAGCAAAAAAAAACTTCGGCCAAGTAGCCGGGAAATGACGACACCTCTATTCCTTCTAAGGTGCGCACAGGTTGGAATAAGCATCCAGGATTTAGACCTTCTGACAGTAGGTCTTGTCCTGGATATTTTTACGGAAAAAAATAACGACGACTATAAATGGCCGAAAATGGCAACTCAGGAGGATATGGATAAATTCTAAACGGAGGTGATAATTTTTGTCCAAAGGCCGCGACATAAGGGGACTTACGATTGAAATTGGCGGCGATACCACAGGACTACAAAATTCACTTAAAAATGTAAATTCACAGATAAAGACCACACAGGCACAGCTGAAAGATATAAACAATCTGCTGAAACTGGATCCTACGAATACGGAACTGTTACAGCAGAAACAGAAAGCGCTTGCCGACGAAATCGAAAGCACGAAAGAAAAGCTGGAAACCTTAAAGACTGCAGAGCAGCAGGCACAGCAGCAGTTTGCAGAGGGAAAAATCTCCCAGGAACAGTATGACGCTCTGAAAAGAGAAATCATTGCAACCGAGGAGAGTTTGAAGTCTCTGGAAAATGAAGCGAAGAATGCACCTACTCAGATGCAGCAGTCGCTTGATGGTCTGAATGCAAAAATAAATACTACACAGACAGAACTCAAAGAAATTGATAAGTTGCTGAAACTGGATCCTACGAATACGGAACTATTACAGCAGAAACAGAGAGCACTGTCTGATGAAATCGGAAACACAAAAGAAAAGCTGGAACTTCTGAAAAACGAAGAAGGGGAAGTACAGCAGAAATTCCAGGAGGGAAAAGTATCTCAGGAACAATATGACGCTCTGAAAAGGACGATCATAGAAACGGAACAGAGCCTGCAATCACTTGAGAATGAAGTTGGATCAGGATCTGCAAAACTGGCCGAGATTTCTGAAACATCCGGGAAAATAGGGGAGTCGTTGACATCTGCCGGAGAAAAAATGCTTCCTGTGACGGCGGCAGTGACAGGCCTTGGAACAGCAGCAGTAAAGACTGCGGCAGATTTTGACAGCTCTATGTCAAATGTGGCCGCAATATCCGGATCATCTGCGGAAGACATGGACAAGTTGCGAGAACGCGCAAGGGAGATGGGAGCACAGACAAAATTCTCTGCAAAAGAAGCCGGAGACGCTATGGGATACATGGCAATGGCCGGATGGGACGCGCAGCAAATGTATGATGGTCTTCCGGGAATAATGAACCTTGCAGCTGCATCTGGCGAAGATCTTGCAACAACTTCTGATATTGTTACGGACGCGCTTACGGCGTTCGGCATGAAAGCAGAAGACAGTTCGCACTTTGCAGACGTGCTTGCACAGGCATCATCAAGTGCAAATACAAACGTCAGCTTGATGGGAGAAACATTTAAGTACATCGCTCCGGTAGCAGGCGCGCTGGGATACAGTGCAGAAGATGCGGCGGTAGCAATTGGACTCATGGCGAACAGCGGAATCAAAGCGTCGTCAGCCGGAACGCAGTTGAGAGCGTCTCTGACAAACATGATAAAACCGTCAAAAGATGTCGGAGACGCAATGGAAAAGTGGGGCTTTTACGCAACAGAAGCCGCAACCGCCGTAGATCAGGCAAAAGTTGATAAGCAAATGCTCAGGGTGCAGAAAGCATCACTTGCAGCGGATAAAGCACAGCAGGCATACAATGATGCGGTGTCAAAATACGGAGCTGAGTCAACAGAAGCTTCAAATGCTGCAGCAACGTTGGAAATAAAGCAGACGGAGCTTGCAAGTGCAAACGAAACCCTGACACAGTTGCAGGAAGGAACCACGCAAAACGTAAGACTGTACAACAAGGCTTTACAGAACGAAGATGGCAGCATGAAATCTCTCAAAGAAACCATGGATTTCTTGAGAGAAGCAATGGGAAATATGTCAGAAGCAGAACAGACCCAGGCCGCAACAGCTATTTTCGGGAAAGAAGCCATGTCCGGAATGTTGGCCATCATCAACGCATCAGATGCAGATTACGAAAAGCTAATCAAGAACATTGATAATTGCGACGGAGCCGCGGAGAATATGGCTGAAACCATGCAGGATAATCTTTCTGGACAGCTTACAACTTTGCCAGAGTGCCTTGCAGGAGTTGGCAATAGCCTTCGGAGAAATCCTGATGCCATATATCAGAAAAGCGGCAGAGGTTATTCAAGGGTTTGTTGAAAAGCTCAATGGAATGAGCGAAGGACAGAAGAAAGTAGTTGCCACAATTGCACTGATAGTCGCCGCGATTGGTCCGTTGCTGATAATGGTTGGAAAAGTTGCAACCGGAATATCTGCAATTACAGGACTGTTTTCTAAGATGAAAACTTTAACAACAATAACGAGTATTATTGGAAAGCTAAAAGGTGCTTTTACCGCACTGTTTGGAGTAATAGCCGCAAACCCGGTTATTGCTGTCATAGCCGCGATTGTGGCAGCTCTGGTATTGCTGTACACAAAATGCGAATGGTTCCGGGATGTAGTAAATGCAGTTGTACAAAAAATTGTGTCATTTTTTACAGAGACAATACCGCAGGCATGGAGCACACTGATGGACTTCCTTTCAGGAGTTCCGGAATGGTGGTCTGGAATCTGGCAGCAGGTATCAGACTTTTTCATACAGATATGGAATGGAATTGTAAACTTTTTTACCGTAACAATACCGCAGGCATGGAACAGCGTTGTTACATTTTTTGCAGGTGTTCCGGCGTGGTGGTCCGGTATCTGGCAGCAGGTATCAGATTTCTTTGCAAATATCTGGACGACAATGATGCAGAATCCGGTTATATCCGGAATTGTGACAACGATCACAACGCTATGGCAGAATGCAGTTAATACACTGCAGAACATCTGGCAGGGACTTGTGACGATTGCACAGGGCGCATGGGAGTTGTTGAAAAATACAATTCTTGCACCGGTGATCTTACTGATCGACCTGGTAACAGGTAACTTTGATAAACTCAAAACAGACGCATCAAATATCTGGACAAATATCAAAGACGCAGCGCAAACAATATGGACCGGAATTAAGCAGGTTGTCTCCACTCTGGCAAAAGGACTTGTTACCGCAGTCACAACACTATTTACAGGGTTCCGGGACACAGTGTCAAAAATATGGGATTCTGCTTCTCAGGCAGCATCAAAAGCATGGACAGCAATAAAAGGATTCGTTGTCAACAATGCGAAAAAGCTGAAAGAAAGTGCAACAGAAGCAATCCAGAATTTGAAGGACAGAGCCTCAGAATACTGGGATAACATCAGAGAGAGAACGTCCGAAACGTGGCAGAACGTAAAGGAAACAGTTATACAATACGCCGGAAATATGAAAGACAGAGCTGTTGATACATTTAACAGCGTTGTATCTGGAATATCTGGAGCACTGTCAGGTGTATATTCCGCTGTTGTAAATGGATTTTCCAGCGCGATCAGTTATATTACGGGATTACCAGGGCAGGCGGTTCGCTGGGGACAGGATTTCGTGAATGGTATTGCAAACGGAATCAGGAGCTGCATAGGTAACGTAACGAATGCAGTATCGAACGTAGCAAACACAATAAGATCATGGTTGCATTTCTCAAGACCGGATGAGGGTCCGTTACATTACTATGAGGAATGGATGCCGGACTTTATGAAAGGCCTTGCGACAGGAATTGAAAAGAGCCAGGGACTTGTTGCTGACGCAATGAAAGATGTTCAGATGGATATGCAGTTAGATACAAGTTCAATGAAACCAGCTAATAATCTGAACAAAACAGATATTACCGGAATAACCGGAATGCTGGCACAGCTGATCCAGGTAATGAGCACAGGACAGGAAATCTATTTTGATAACAGAGAATGGGCTGGAAAACTTGCACCTGCAATAAATACAGAGCTTGGAAGAATAGCAAAGGAGGCGGCGTATAGATGAATAATGTATTAACAATAAAAGCAACGATTACAATTGAAAATACAGGGAAAGTCATTGATACGCTGAAAGACTGGGGATGTGCGATTGGGAACAACAATTACATCAAAGAGCCGGATGTAGAAACATATTACATTGATGTTCCAGGTGCAGACGGATTTCTGGATGGATCGGAAGCAATCGCAGGAAGAACAATCTATAAATCGAGAGAAATAGATATTTTGCTTGGAGGAAAGAAACCAAGGGAAGATTGGGACAGCTTTATCTCAAATATTCGAGGGCTGTTACATGGGAAAAATGTGAGAGTAACGTTTTCGAATGATCCAGCGTATTTCTGGACCGGCAGAGCATATATTACGGATTTTGACCGATCCAGAGAGGTGGGACAATTTCATTTAAGCATTCCGAAAGCAGATCCATACAAATATTCACTTGCGGATTCGACAGAGGACTGGCTCTGGGATCCGTTCGATTTTGAAACTGGTGTAATAGATCAGGGAGCCGGAATTACAATTTCCGGTTCCGGATCATACACGGTATGCGCTGGAAATATTGCAATTGTGCCGGTGCTGAATGTAAAAAGCATAGGTACAACAGGATTAAAAGTTACAGGATGCGGAGAAACATACACACTGACGCTTGGAAGAAACAGATTTCCGGATATTGTTGTATTTGGAACAGATGAAACCCTGGAATTTTCGGGATCCGGAACACTGGATATTGTTTACAGGAGGGGATCATTGTGATTTATAAAATTAAATTAGATGGAAAAGTCCTGTATTATCCAGGGGACCGGCAGGCAGCAGTTATCAATCCGGAACTGGATTTACAGACTGGATATGCGGGGGAACTTACATTAAAGGTTCCACCGTTAAATCCGCTGTACGGAGAAATCCACAACAGAAAAAGTATGGTTTCTGTATACAGAGGGAATACAGAAATATTTTACGGAGAAGTCCGCACACGCGAGAAAGACCGATTTAAGAACCAACCGGTGAAAGCAACCGGAGCATTGTCTTTCCTTGCTGACAGCATCCTGCCACAGCAGGAATGGCACGATATATCCCCCACGAGATCTGTTAGACGCATGGTTACAACTTCACAATAATCAGGTGGAAGACAGAAAAAAGATATATACAGGAGTCGTAACGATCCACGACAGTAATGATTCTTTGTACAGAATTACAGACAGAGAGAACACACTGGAAGCAATCCGGGATAAATTAGTTGACCGCCTGGGAGGATACCTGCGGCTCAGGCACGAGAACGATAAACTGTATCTTGACTGGCTGACTATTCAGGAATACGGAAAATATTGTGAACAGCCTATACAATTCGGGGAAAACCTGATGGATTATTCAGAGACAATGACAGCAGATGATGTCTTTACTGCTCTGATTCCGTTGGGGGCAGCAATCGAACAGGAAACAGACGAAAACGCATCCGAATTTGAACGACTTGAAAAAAATGTTGATATTACATCAGTAAATGATGGAAAAGACTACATATACAGTAAAGAAGCAGTTGAAAATTTCGGATGGGTATGGAGAACAGAAAAATGGGACGACGTATCAGTTCCGGCAAACCTGTTAAAGAAAGCAACTGAATTTCTGACAAGCAAACAGTACGAAAGCCTTGTTATTTCGCTGACTGCCGTAGACCTGTCTTTATTCGGGCAGGATTACGATTCGTTTGACATAGGAGACAGAGTGCTTTGTAATGCAATTCCATACGGAATGAAGAAAGTTCTTCCGGTTATGGAAATGAAAATACCATTGCAACAGCCAGATCAGGCGCAGCTGACACTTGGAGAAAACCTGCAGCAGTCTTTTACAGATCAGACATCCGGAACATTCACGCAGATCAGACAAGAGACAACAGACGCGGGCAGAGCCCAGACAGAATGGATGAAGTCGGCAATTGATAACCTTACGAAGCAAATGACGGGAGCGAAAGGTGGATATAAGCTCACCGAATTTGATGAAAACGGTCTCTGGCTCAGAGATCTGTACATGGACGCACCGGATAAAAACCAGGCGACAAATATACTGCAGATAAACAAAAATGGAATCGGAGGTTCGCACAATGGTTATGCCGGTCCGTATACCGTCGGCATGACTTTAGACGGAACCATTCTGGGGGAGAGAATCCTTGCCGGTTCGATTAAAACAGAAGCTCTGTCAACAGAATGCAAAAATTACATTGAAACAAAAATATCGGACGGGGATTCAGAAAACAAAAAAGCAATATTAAAAGAGGTCACAACGTCCATAGAAGCCATGGATGGGAAAATAACTCTTTCTGTATCAAGTCTGGAGCAGCAGTTAGAAAGAAAATCCGGAAACTGGTATGGAAATTATGAACCCACTTCCGGAAACAATCCAGCCTCAGCCTGGACAACTGATGAATTGAGACAGGAGCATGAAAGAGATCTCTTTTTCAATACTGCGACTGGTTATGCTTATCAATATCAAAAAAATGATAGTAACGAATATGGTTGGGCAAGAGTAAAAGACAAGGACATTGAAGCGGCGCAGAGCACTGCAGAATCTGCACTTTCAAAGATTGAAGTACAGGAAGGACTCATAACTGCAGAAGTATCCAGGGCAAAGGGAGAGGAAGAAAAACTCAGATCAGCAATAACAGTGACTGAGACAAATATCCTCTCAACAGTGTCAAAGACATATACGACACAGGAAATGGCAAATAAACTCTATGCAAACGCAGTGCAGGAAGGTCAGGATGCGGCAGATCAGGCAGAGAAGAATGCAAAAGATGATACAGATACAAAGCTGAAAAACTATTCTACGACAGTAGAAATGAACAGCGCAATCAATCAGGCGGCGGATAGCATTTCTTTAGAGGTGTCAAAAACCTATACGACAACAGTACAGGTGGAAGAAAAATACAAAGATGCAGTAAAGGCAGGGCAGACAGCAGCAACTAATGCCGAAACAAATGCTACAAAAGCCGGACAGACTGCGGCAGATCAGGCAGAAAAGAATGCAAAAGCTGATACGGATACAAAGCTGAAAAGTTATTCTACAACAGAACAAATGAATACAGCTATAAAGCTGGCAGTAGACAACATCACTCTTGAGGTGACAACAGTACGCCAGGCAGTATCCGAAAAAAACGGAAATTTCTACGGAAGTAAGATTCCGACGACATCAAATGAACCAGCCTCAGCCTGGACAACTGATGATTTGAAATCTTTGCATGTCGGGGATATTTACTATGATATCACAACCGGATATGCGTATAGATACACATACAAAACTCCGGGATTAAAAATCACATTTTCATCCGATTCGAGGACAGAGAGTGTAAATTGCGATTATGTAAAGATTTATTACAACGATAACGGAGCCATGAAACTTGCAGGAAAATTCGGAGGGACTGATATAGCAGGAGCTTCCGTCTTTGTTCCAGCATCAGAATTTTATGTATATTGGCGCACAGATAGCTCAAGCTGCAACTTCTACGGATTCAGCATAGCATCAGTAACAAGTACATCAGGAGAAGGAACCGGAACTGCGGAATCATTGCCAAACTATACAGTGACAGAATTGTCAAAAGGAACATATCCGGAGAGTCCGAACCATGGAAATTACGGAAACAACATCAATTTGCTTTGGAAGTGCTCAGGAACGACATCCGGAAGTAAAACAGCATCATGGGAAAGAATCCAGGATCAGGACATTAGCGTTGCAAAAGCACAGGCGGATGCCGCAAAAAACACTGCAGATGCAGCGAAAGATACTGCAGATACTGCAAAAGATACAGCTGACACTGCAATATCAAGAATTACTGTTGCAGAAGGGTCAATCACATCAGAAGTATCCAGGGCGAAAGCTGCAGAAGAAAGTCTGAGCAGTTCAATCACACAAACAGCAAATTCAATTAGCTCAAAAGTATCAAAAGGATCCGTAATATCTGAAATTAACCAGTCGTCAGAATCTGTAACGATTAAAGCATCAAAGATTAATTTCAACGGATTAGTGACGGCAAATAGTTACTTTCAAATTCTTACAAATGGATCAATGAAAGCTACAAGCGGAACAATAGGCGGATGGACAATAGCCTCAACATATCTGAAAGCCGGAAACATAACCCTGAAAAGCACAGGGGTAATCCAGATAGGAAACGTCACTTTATCATCAGTATCAAATGCTTTTACAATAAAAAGTGGAGTTAAGATATATTGCGGAACCAGTTCATTCTCAGATGGAACGGACAGGTTTCAGATATATAACTTGCAACATGTAACGTCTGGAGGACATATGGTATTTGCGAGCGACGGAGCAACAGTAGCTTATTTGTCGTCTTCGTCAAAACGGTACAAAGATCATATTGCAGATATGACGCTGAATGAAGCAAAAAAAATACTGGATGTGCCTGTAATATGGTTTAAGTACAAAGAAAACTATTTAAGCCCGACAGACTGGCTAAACGGAAAGAAATTGCCAGGCTTCTATGCGGAAGATGTATACAGTATCTTTCCGGAAGCTGCACAGCTGAATGAGGAAGGAAAGCCGGAAGACTGGAACTTCCGAATACTTATTCCGTTAATGCTTAAACTGATTCAAAATCTCTATGAGGAAAAGGAGAAAACAGCATAATGAATGAAGTAAAAGAAAAGGACAATAAAGAAACTATTAAGGAAGAAACAAAGGTGTCCGAGTCGGACACAGAAGAAAGCACCGCACAGGAACGGAAAGAGGATAATAATACAGTAGAGAAAGCAGTAGAAGCTCCTCCACTGGGAGCAATCTTGGACAAAAGAACAGAAGAAATTCGAAACGTAGTATTCGGAGCAATGGCACAGTATGGAATCCCTGCGTCATTAATGGATTACATGCTTACCTCTGTTCTGTCAGAAGTAAGAGATTTAAAGTCAAAAGAATATTCAGACTGCCTTGTAAATAAGGGGGAATAAAAGTGGCAAATGTAAAAAAATATACAGACCAGATTGCAAAAGCACAAAAAGGGCGAGATGTCAGAGATGCGATTGTTGATGCGATAAATGCAGTTTCGGATGAAAACAACGAATACAATCAGGTTAAAGCTGACATTCTCGAAGCACAGACAGATATAACCGAAAAAGTAGCGAAAAACGAACAGACAGAACAGACATTTGCAGTAGATGTAAAGAAAGCAGAAGCCTTGAAACAGGGTCTTGATTCGAATATCGAGCAGGGAACTGCTTTAAAAGGTCAGCTAGATACTGCAGTTTCAACAGCAAATACAGCAAAAAAGAATTTGGACAGTGCAAATACAACGGCTGCACAAAGAAAAACTGATCTGGATGGATCCATAAGCACCGCACAGACGTTAAAAGGAAATCTGGAATCAGATATTTCTCAAGGAACGACATTAAAACAGGGACTTGACTCTGATATTACACAGGGAACTGCTTTAAAAAGCCAGCTGGATACCACAGTCTCAACAGCAAATACAGCAAAAAAGAATCTGGATGATTCAAACACAGCGGCCGGAAAAACCAAAACCGCTCTGGATTCATCAAATGCAACTGCGACACAGACAAAATCAGGATTGGATTCATCAAATAAAACTGCCTTTAATCTGAACACATCCCTGGGAGAAAAAATCACAGAAGGAACAAAACTGCAGACAGATCTCCAGACGACCGGAGAAACTGTGGTGAGCAATTTACAGACAGAAGCAAATAAACAGATTCAGAATATTACTGCAGCAGGTGGAGGAATTGAAAACGCACTTTCAAATTTCTTTGCCCTCCGCAGAACGGGAAAAGTCTACACAACCAGAATTTACAAGTATGACACATCCACCAGCCCGACAGGAGTGAAAATGAATGACAATGAAGGACTGGCGAGAAAACCGTCTACAAATACAGTGATTGGACAGGATGATTACAGGGAAATTGGCGTATTCATGCACTTTCCATGCAATTTTACCGTAGATGATAAAGGTTTTAACCATGTGACTGCACTGCAGGGACAGCCGGATTTTAAAAAGACCGGAAAAGTAGATGTGGGAGAGGTCACAATGTCCGCGTGGGTTGGCATCACAGACAATCCTGAGTATGTAGATTATCATTACTCAGACAGTCCGAACGAAGCTCTTGGGCTTAGACCAATGGGAGAGTCAATTAATCCGGACGGAACAATATCACCTTTTATGATTCATGGAAAATACGGGGCAGGAGACATTGATGGAGTGCCGTACAGCTCCGCAGGGCTGATTCTGGCAAACGGAAGCCAGAAAGGAGGAAAACCAGTATCACACACAGGACTGATCGTATACATGAGAAAGAAAGGCCTGATGTACGTGGGGACAACAAACTGGGATCTCTTTTACAAACAGCTTATGATGATTATTTTGTACGCAACTACGAACAGCCGGAGCGTTATGACCGGATGTAATTCTTATACATCACAGGAAATGGCAACAGTTGCAGAAACCGGAGTAACAAGAGTAATTCTACCAAAAGCAAAAGCAAACAATTATATTGTTGGGTCTTATGTATCTGTCGGGGATATTGGTTCAAATACAAATAAAAATAGATATTACGCATACATGCACAACCTCGCATATGACGTGAAGATCTTGAAGATTGAACCGGTAGACGATACAAATTCTGCAATATATTTGGACACAGAACCATTCAACACGACATTAACGACCTGCATCTCAACAATGCCATGGCGGACCGGCTCAACCGACAGCGTGCTTGGATCAGATGGATCACCGTTCTCAAATACAGATAACAAGAATCCATTCAAGATCCAGGGAATCGAAACCGGATACGGTGCTTATGAAGTTCTCGGTAATGTATTTATGGATATTGTTACAGATGAAGACGGAACACCAAAGAGAGACGTATACATCTGTATGGATGCGTCACTGCTTACAACGGATATGAATGTAGCAAAGACACGATACAAGAAAGTAGCGGCTCAGGTAACATACACAGCAGCATCATGGAAATACATCTCAAAATGCTTTGTTGATCCAGCCCTGGGAATCATGGTACCGACGGAAACAAAAGCCGGAAGTACAACAGGATTCTGCAATGGACTGTGTACAGATTCAGGCACGAGCGACCAAA